GAATCTCTCAGGCTCTTGTATTCTTCAAATAATTCTTCTATGGTACTAGAAGTACCTCCTGTCAAATCTTTAACAGCATTATCTATAGACTCTACTAATTTGTCACGAGAATCGTCTTCTTGTGATTCTTCAGTATTATCTACAGGTTGTTCTGTTTCTTCCGAAACAGTTTCAACTTCTTTATCCACCTCGTCTGGTTGTTCTTGAGTTTCCTCTACAACTTCCTCAGTGTTATTTTCTTTTACCTCTGTTTCTTCTTCAGGGGTATTCTCTACCTCTGTTTCTTCAACAGGTTTTTCTTCGAATACAGGTGTTGTTTCTCCTGATTCATCGACCTTTTTTAATTGACTAAGGTCAAAGTCTTTAAAATCATCCATGTCTATGTTTTGTTGGTTATGTAAACTTATAATTAGTTATAATAAATGTTTGTAAAATTTATGATCCTACAGCAGGTTGACTTGTTTGAGGCAATTCTTCTTGCATCATTTGCATACCTGCTTCTTTTGTAGGTAAGTTGTCATATGCCGAGGCTTCTAACTTTGTTCCTGCCTTCAACTCCTCTATCTGCAATTCATGCTCGTGTTTTGCTTTTTGTATTTCTAAATCTAACTGATGTTTTAGTTTTTCCATTTCTGCCTTCATTTGGAACTCCATTTGTATGGTTTGTTGCTTTGCTTGTTCAGCAGACTGTGCAGCCTGTTGCTGAATTTGACCATTCATTTGTTGTTGCTTCATTGACCTCTCTTCAGCCTCTTCTCTTTTCTTTTTTATTCTGTATGCGAGAACTTGTTGTGCTTGTTTAATATTGTTTATATTTTCTATAAAAACAGCATCTTCAAAATCTACTTGACCTTGTGCAACACTTGCCTGTAATATTTGCATTAGTCTTGCTCTTTGCTCATCACTTGGTCTGTCTTCAATGGCTACCCCAAATTCATATTTAGAAACTGTTGGAGACATCTTAAAAAACTTCATTGATTTATTTCCTAAAGATCTAACATATCCTTCAATTGGTTTTTTCTTTATAGAATCTTGCAACCTTACAATTGTAGCGGCAGCAACTTTTTCTAATAAATGTCTTTCACCTTGCTCTAAATGTGCTAAAGCGTTTGATGTTGCTTGAGCAGCAAGTTTTGCAGTAGTTGTTAAACTTCTTGCGTCTGGTGTTGAACCATCCGTAAATTCATTTAGACCTGTTATTTGTCTAATCATTTCAATATTGTTTTGAATGATTTGATAATAACTTACAGCATCTCTTCCTAAACCATTTTCTAATTCTTCTATAGGTCTATAATTTGTTGGTCTTCCACCAGCATCATTACGCCTATAAACTAATGTTCCTGTTTTATTAAATAAATCTAGAACATCCATTGGTTTCATTTGATTACCTCCTGCACCTAATGGAATATCTTCTAAAGCACCTAACTCAATCATAATACCTTTTGGTCTTGCTTGATTGATTGTGTTTTGAAGTCTATACCATGAGATTTGAATTTGATCCGCTATTGGTATAAGTTGTTCCATTATTCCTAATGGTTTCATATTATAAAAATCTGGAGAAAATAGATGAAAAGATAAATCAGTATCCATTAAATTTGATTTAACTCTTTTCATATCAGAGCATAAACCATAATTAAAACAATAATCAGAATCTATAATCCAAGATATTTTGTAAACTACCTTAAAACTGGATCTAACAAATTTATTTTTCTTCTTGTTAGAATCGTAGTACTTTGCTCTGCCAAATTTTTTATTTCCTCTTCTATCTACTCTTGATTCGTGAACCATTTGGTTTACTGAGAAAAACTCTAACTCTAGTACTTTAACCTTAGAGTCATCGTATTCTTTGAAATGACCTCTATTAGAAGGATACATTTTTGCACTTCCTTTAGATCCTGAATACTTTTCAGCAATATCTTGATATTCTTTTTCGCTAAACTGTTCTCCTGCTCTTTGTTTTAAATCAGATATAGACATTTCAGTTACCTCACCTACATGCACTTTATCAGAAAAATCTCTTTTATTACAATGACTGACTAATAAGTTAGAAGGATTTACCTTTCTGATTTTTACAGCACCATTACTATCTATATATTCTTTATATCCAGAAACTCCATAATCAAACAAATCTTCTAAAACACCTTTTCTTTGTTCAGCCATTTGATTAGTTTGGAAAACTAAATTTATTCCTTGTTCCATTTCTATAGACGCATTATGCTTATATGTGTAAGCCATATGTAAGTCTAGTTCTTCATCATTATCAGGTTCGTTTGCTTCTTGTTTTAGAGGACTAAATGTTTCTATACCAGGAATAGTTTCTTTGGCAACATTTCTTAAATCCATTTTAGCCTTAGTCTTAGAATAATATTGTTCTGTTTCTGATTGGGCTAAAGAATCTATTGGAGTAGCAGAAATATTATATTCTGTTTTGCTAAGTTTACCTAAAGCAATTCTTCTAAATTTTGGAACAATAGGAATTACAGACCAATCAATAGCAAGCCAAGTTTCATTTTCATTTTCACTTACATTAAGTAAACTTTTATATTTATTTATTGATTGTGATCCTTGGGCGTAGTCTTTTATCCTAACGTAATTACCTCTATTGTTATGAAAAGATTGTGTGTTGTGGTTGTTATAGTCAGTCCACGCTGCTTTGGCATACGCTAAACACCATGATAAATTCTTTTCAGATGGATCTATCAGATGGTTAGGGTAGGCTGACTTATTGTTCTGTATAATCATCTTACTCTATATTTCTTAAATAAACTTTTGGCATCTATAGTTTTGTTTTTAGCCATTTCATTTTTATATAAAATATTCTTATCTGCAATAAGCGTATAACCAGCAGCCATTGCAGCATCAAACTTTGTTGTTTTAGATATATCAAATTCTAACCAATCTTTTAGCAGGCTTTTAAAATATACTTTATCTATATTAGTTTCTATATAATCCTCTGTCACCTCTGCTATTTGTTGATGTGTTTTTACAGATCCACTCATTCCAGGTTTATTAGCCCCAGGTAGATACATCAAAAAACTAGCGTAACCTCTGTCTTCAAAATAATTTTTAATTCCTATTTTATTATCCTCGAATAAAACTTGACAAGAATAATAATGACAACACTTCAATACATCTTCATAAAATTGTCGTGCTGTACTTGGTCGGTAAATGTATTGAACAATAAATGAACTATCGTAAAAATTTGCTATTGGATTCTGCTTTTGATATACATAGAATGCACCATCTGATCTTCTTTGGTCTACAGTACTATCATGATCGTAAGGGTCACAACCCATAACATACTCAACTTTTCTTGTTGGATAAACATTATTTGATCTTTTTATTACTCTATTTGCATCGTCTTTATTATCAAATATATATGCTACTTTAAATCTTCCATTAGCCATAGGTTTAAAATCTACATAGCCTGTATCCCTATCTCCAACCCATTCAAAGTTTCCTCTAGTATATGCATTGTCAACCCATGACAATCTATCAATCCTATCATTTAACTTCATAGAATTAAATAAAGAACGCTCTCCATCTATTCTAAATGCTTCTTGTATAGTGAACGGATTCCTGCGAATAATATTAGACAAGGCTCTGTCATCACCAGCAAGAGATTTACGGTCATCCAAATAATATTGTTTAGCACGATCTTCATCAGCGATACCGTACTTGTCAAAGAAAAGGGTTTTGTAAGAAGGTGTAAAAAATCTATATAACCCACTGGCGGTCCTGCCATGTATATTTTTACTTTCTTGATCGCTTGCGTCCCATAATCTTTTAAAAGACTCACCGCCTGATTCCATTTCTTCAACAGTGGTTGTATAAAGTAATTTTCCAATGTATTCACCGTCCAACTCTGAACAGAATCTAACAACATTGTGCCTTTCCCAGACATCCACTTCCATAGTTTTTCCAACCTCGTCACCAAGGTATCTGTGTAATTTTGTTCCATCATATGCATATTTATCTGAACTCTTCCAATCGATTTGACTTTCTAGTTCTGGTTTACCTAAGTCCTCTAAAGACTTACTTCCTCTTTTTGTTGTTCTATAAAATCTTAATTCTGAAGTTGGGGTGACTCCTTTTGATTGATCGTATACAGGTCTAAAAAAATCTGGTAACTTTTTAAAAGGACCAACTATATTTTTTTGGAATACATTATTTTTTGCATCCATTGCTGTTTTAGATTGTATCCCTCCATTTTTATTTTTAGATCTAGATATTAAGTCATACATGAATACTCCTGCTCTAACTGTTTTACCTTGTCTACGTTTAGTTAACTCTATCATTCCTAGGCAGTTAGGGTTGTCAACACATGCTTGTAAAAAATAAAAATAATCTTGATCTGTTTTTCTAAAACTTGGATACCCTATATCAATCTTCCACCAGTTTAAAAACAAATAATGCATACCTGTTAAGTAGGTAGCAACTCCATTATTCATAAACCAAACACCATTTAATCTTCTGTCCCATTCCTGTGATCTAAAGTTTTCTAACTCTACATCAAAATAATCTTTATCCTCTGCCTGTCTTATTAACTCTTCTTTTCTCTTATAGTTATAACCTTCAGGGAGTGTAGTCCTAATCCAAACCTGATCTTCTTTTTTAGAAGAACTAGTTATAATAGGACGTTTCTCTATTTTTTTTGTAATTATATTATATACTTTTCCTTTAGGCGGTAACTCAAACTCTACACCTTGTATATCTACTTTCATACATTAGCAATGAATTCTGGTGTTAATCTTTTATCTGCTTTTATAACTTTAAGTAATTCTTGATCCTCTCCATATAGTTTCATATAATATGAATCTAACCTATCATTTATTGTATTTAAGTCATCCATTATTTTAGACTTTATTTGTAAAGCCTGTAAAATATCTTTGTCTCGGTCACCCTCAACTGGACTCAACAACTTGGTTTGATACTCAAAAAAAGTTTGTTCATTCGAAACAATCATAGACCATATCCTATTATTTTGTTTTCTTAAAAACTCATCTACCATATCAACTAATTGGTCTGACAAAAAGAAAAACACATCGTGTAATTTTTCATTGTCTTTTATTAAATTAAATCCAGATAATACAGCAGCCTGTTCTTTTCTAATTTTTAATTCTGGAAATTGTTCCTTTAATGGTGTATTCTGATCATACATATATAAAACATATTTAATCATGCTATCATTAGCACTATCAAAAGTTTTAAACATTTTTAATTTAGGATACTTTTTTTTTATTGAACCTTTGATACTGAAAGGATTAAATATCATTTTGTTAAAATCTTCTTTATTGAAGATATCAGTTAAAGACATGTTGTTTGTTTTAAGCGAAAATATGCTAATTAAAAAGAATGATTATAAATATTTATAATTCAGTTTTACTACCAGATATTGAGTATTAAATTTTATGTATAGTTTTTGCATCACATCTTATATTTACTCAAAATTGAAATCATGGCTGAATACCAGGGAAAAAAGGTCACACTAAATAAAATCATGAAATCTGAAAGACCTACTAAAAAAAGTAAGGTCTACGTTAAAAAGCCTAACGGTAAAATTACTGTTGTGCATTTTGGTGATCCTAACATGAAAATAAAAAAACATATTCCTGGACGCAGAAAATCTTTTAGGGCTAGACACAAATGTGATAATCCTGGACCTAGATGGAAAGCAAGATATTGGGCCTGTAAAACTTGGTAAAATGAATAAAATTGAAAACCCTTGTGAGTGTGGCGATATGAATGCAGATGCTTGCGACTGTAAACAAAAAAAGAAATGACACAAAAGATTAGTGAATCGACAGAAGTAAAACTGGATCTAAAAACAATTACATTGATTATAGGATTTGTAATTTCTTTAAGTACAGTTTTTTTTACACTGAAGTCTGATATAGCCTTAGCAAAAGAACTACCTAAACCAGAAGTATCTAGATCAGAATATGATTTAAAAGATCAGTTAATTAGAGAGCAGATAATGAATACTGGTAAACAAGTTGAGGAAAACGGTAAAAAGTTAGACATGATAGAGGAGAGGTTATATGAACTAAGTATAAAAAATAAATAATCTGTCATGAAAAATCTTTTGATATTTGTTTTATTGTTTTTCTTACCACTTAACTCAAATTCAAAAAAACATACAATTGAATCTAACGATTTAAAAAATAAAATAATTGTATATCAAATTAATTCCACCTGGAACGAAAGGAACTCAATAAAAAACTTAAAAAATTTAAGAAACTGTAAATATGTTTATGGATTCTTAGAAGATCAACCAGCACATTTTAAAAAAGGAATCAAATCTGTTCCTGCTATTTTTATAACAATCAACGGT